ACGTCGTTCACGCAGGACAGCATGACCCGCTCGCTGGTGAACATCGCTTCGGGGGAGGGGGCGTGTACGTACGCCCCCTTGAAGGTCTTGAAGAAGTTGGAGTTTCCCCCGCCTGTAGGTTCGTTAGGCATTATGCGTTTCCGATCCAAAACGAATTGCCAAGGGTCTGGCCGTTTTTTGGAACCATGCAGCTTATATTGAAGGAAACAGGCTGCTTTTTAACATCGGTCGGAACAACAGGGTCGGTGCCCTTTGCATATACGCATGCTCCGGACGTTTCATCTGTATAGCTCCCCCACGAATAGAACGGCGCGTTGGAAGTCAGCCCTGTGTTATTGTCTAATGAAAGCGTGATTGTCTGCTCGCTCGAAATACCGCTGTTGATGGTTTGGATAGTCCTAATCATCGCGTCTTCGGCAAAATGCTCGGATATGATGAAATCCATCGAAGCACTACCGCTTCCCGCCACCGTTTTTCTTATAGTCGTCGAAACGAAAACGGGATTTCCTCCGAAACAACAGGCTATCATATTAGAGCATAGTTGACGATATCCAGCATCGTTCGGATGCACTTTATCGTTAATGAACTGAGATCCGCTCACCCATCCGATCATCGAGTGAACAGGACAGCCGCTTCGTTCCCTTATGATGCGTTTTGCAAGATTCGTCCAATTCCATTCGTCGCGCGAAAGGAAAATCTGATAATTTAGGAAGGAAACAATCCTTGCTTTTGGAAAGGCCGCAGTCAACGATGCTATATGACCGCTCCATGCGTCGGCGACATCCGAGAACGTGCGCCCTGAACGATAGTCGTTTACGCCGCCCATGATCACGATCAGCTCTACCCTCGAATGATCGAAGGAAGTGTCGTTTATCGCTTTGTTGACCTGCCCTAAAAAGTTTCCGCTTTGTCCAGGATCAGGAATCGAGCCTACCACGCTAGCGCCGTTACGAGCGTAATTATGGATATTCATTCTCGTATACTTTTGAAATGTCACAGGCCATTTAATATAGGTGGTGGTAGAAGGGTCGGTGTCGCTCCAACTATCGCCGATAACGATGAATTCGGTTCCAACGTGGCTTTCGAGATTATCTGCAACGGTTTTAAGCGCCGCTATATCATTAGCATTCGCCGCTATATCATTAGCATTCTTTGTGATACGACCATCGAATGCCAATACCTCTTGGCGATACTGCTCAACCTGAGCGTTGTAGTTTCCGGTTAGCGCCCAGTACTGGGGGTCTGAGATGTCGATCCCGACCGGGACGAACGTCTTGGACGTGTAGGAATTCCCTTCATGGATGACGATCTCCAACGGTTCGTAGCTGTTCGCGCTAGACCACTCCGCAGGGTCGGCGAACACGGGCACGTAGCGCATGCCGGTATATGTATAACCCGGAGTCGCGGGGCACGGAACGCCCGGCATTCGATCGGTCACGACGGCTGTCACGCTCGCGCTCGCGCTGCCCGCGCCCACCGTCATGTTCTTCGTGGATTCTGCCATAGTCTTCTCCTTTACCATTTGATGATGAGGTGGCCGTAAGTAGTCGAGTCGTCGGGATCCATGCCCGTGTCGAACTGCAGGAACTGCCAGGTGGCGGGGATATACGCCTTGAAATGCCCGTCGTCTCCCAGGCCGAAGCATACGAACTTCACGATGCGCGCTACCAGGCATTGCAGGTTCGCATCGATCCAGTTGATGATCGAATCCAGGTACAGATGCACGTATTCTCCGTTCTTGACGGCATCGACCTCGTTTTCAAGCGCATCCACCTGCGCTTTCAGCTGGTTGTAGAAAACCATCAGATCGTTCACGTTCTGGCCTTGCTTGTTCAGGTTCTCGATCACCTCGTTGAGCTTTTCGGTTACTTTCGCAAGCACCTCGTAATAGCTCAGCTCGTCGCCGTAGACGGCCGGCAGAACCATCTGCACGTAGTAGCGAAACGGCGCTACGTCCGGCGTGGGCTGGTTCATGCGCTCCTCCTTACCATATCGTCATGAAGCATTCGCGCAGCGCTTTGTCTTCCACTACGTCACGGTCTATATTAACGAACGTGTCTCGCCAAATCAAGAGCAGTTCGGATTCCGCCTTGTCATGCCCGGTCTCCGTGCGCGACAGCTTGTTGTCGTAGCTGCCGCTCGAATCCGACTTTCCGGAATCGGTGGTCGACGCATCGGTGAAGTCCGCCGTGGACGCGTAGTTTCCCGCCTTGATGTTGTCGAAGTTGAGCGCGGACATCGGAGTGTCGCTGAATATGTCCTGCGCGTTGCTCGTCGAAGTCGCGCTGGTGTTCGCGGCATTCGAGGCGGTGCCGGTCGCGTCTTCCGCGATAGTCCGCGTGTGGTCGATGAGCGGCTGTATGTTCTTGGCCGTGATCTCGGACAGGTACATCTGGTTGTAGTACGGCATGATCAAGAACATCGCGTCGCGAACGAACATGCGGAACAACCCCGCCGTTTCAGCTCCTATCTCGTACATGAAATAGCGGCGTATGATCTTGTCGTTCAGCGTCTGCCTATACGCTTCGTCGAATATCGGATAGTCTGCCAAGCCCAGCTTGTCGTAAGCAGCATGCCAGTTGGCCTCGATGTTCGGAAGCTTCGCATCTGCAAGCGTCTGTTCGACCAGCCAGCGAAGCTGCAAGCTGTACTTGCTCATTCCCCGTTCGCCTCCAACCCGTTCTCCTCGGCGTACTCGCTTTCGTTGAACTCGCCCTCCGCGATAGCCCACTGCTCCTCTTGGCGCTTCTCCGATACGCGGAAATGCACGTCCACGTCCAGTCCGAAGATCTTGTTAATCTGCTTGCACGCGAACTGCCTGGATTCGAGGCGGCAGAGCCGCTGCGCTTCCGTGCCGCCGAGGCTGGCGAGCATCTCGTCCACGATGACGCGCTCCGACTTGGACTCCGAGCTTGCGATGCCGAGGAAGCCGAGCGCTTCCTTCCAGTACTTGTCCTTCAACTCGTAGAGCTGTTCGGCGACGTACGGCGACGAGTTGTCGAGGATGTCGATGGATTCGAGGTCGAAGTCCTTGTCCGTCATGATGAGGGGTTTGTACTCGTCCACCTGCGCCATCATGTTCTCGAAGCTCAGACGCTGCTTCTGCGAGCATTTCACCACGCGCGGGGTCTTCTGCTGGTACACGTTCACATCGATCGCCCGGTCTATCGCCCACAGCTTCTTGGCGTACATGTTGAGCGCGAACCAGGTAGGCACGCGCAAGTTCGAATTCCAGATTATGACGGAGTTCTCGATGGTGAGCGGGATGTTGACCCCCATCACCGAGTAGGCTATGCGGTTCACCGGCTGCGAGTAGATGTCGAAGTTTCCCTCCAACATGCACTGCATGATCGCGTAGCCCTCCGGGCTGCGCTGAACAGGGTCGAGCGCGATATCCTCGTCATGCAGGAACACGCAGAAACCGTCGCGAAGGAGCCACCATTCGATCTGACGCTCGTTGATGCCCTCGGGAAGGTTCTCCCATTCGAACACGCTCATCGCCAGTTCGTACAGTCGCATCTGCCACAGGAACATGGTTTGCGAGTTCATCGCCGCGTTGTCCATGTCCCGCTGGTTCTTCTTGGCGTTTTTGGGCATGTATCCCCACGGTAGTCCGTACGGGGTGGTTTGCACTTGCAAAGGGTTCATATGCACCTCCTTAGATTATGTTGTTCGGTAGAGAATAGTTGCCCACGTCGTCCGTGTGCCAGAACGTGACTCCGGAATCGAGCAGCCTGTTGAACATCGCAAGGTAGCCGGCCGGAACCGATCCGCTCATGTTCGCGGCGACGGTCTTCACGTAGTTCCATGAAGCGCGCCCCGTGATGTTGGGCGTTTTCACGACGGACACGTTGTAGCCGTACACGCTCAGGAAGTCGTCGATCTGGCGCGCTATCTCGGCTCTGCACGTGTACTTGCGAACGCCTATCGTGTAGGTTCCGAAGTTCACGAGCGCGGTAGTCGAGTTAGTGCCTCCGCGCTGCGTGTTGGGAGTCTTCGATGCCTTCGAGAAGTTCGCGAAGGTGTTCGTCAGGTCTTGCGCTCCGTTGATCGTCGAGTTGATCATGCTCGCGGCAGCCCCGGCGACGTTGCCGGATGCCAAACCCTGCATGGCTCCGCCGATGATGTTCTGCGTGGAGTCGATGAAGGAGTTCACGTAGGGCAGCTGGCTCATCGAGTTGAACGACAAGCCGAACGACGTGTCCACCTGGGACGCGCCGAGCATGTTGGCGAACGCCTGGTACACCCAGTTGCATGTGGGGTACTTCTCCAAGTACACCGCGCCTTCGACGAACCGGTTCACCCCGTTGTAGTTCAGAGGGATGTAGGCCAGACGCGAGTTCGCGTCGCACCCGCCCGTCTTCTGCAAGCTCAGCGTTCCGGGCGTTCCGCAGAATTCGAGCCGGAACTGCTGCGCCGCACCTGTGAAGTTCGTGACTTCCGCGTACTGGAACGGGTAGCAGAACATCTTGTTGTTCTTGGGGATATAGCCGTCCAGGCTGGTGAAGCCGAGCGCGTAGTCCTTCGTTGCCTGGGGCGTTGCCGCGTTGGAGTCCACCCAGTATCCCCAGCCGTCGGACTTCTTGACGATAGTCGGGATCGCCGCTCGGGGAACCATGTAGACCTGGCTCACCGCGTCCTGCTGGCCGTTGTCGGACAGCGCCTTCATGAATCCCTTGAAGTCGTCCACCGTCAGAAACACCGACAAGCTCGTGCCGCTGGTAACGCCCATGTACTTGTCCCCGCCGTTGTTGACGTACGTTCCGTCCTTCAAAGGCTCCACGGCGCTCGCCACGACCATGTAGCAATCCATGTCCTCGTTGTCGATCGCCGAGTACGTGCATTTGAGTTCGCCCGGGTCGATCCCCTCGTCCTTGACGTGAGCGCCTATCGCGTCGTCGTTCACATGCTCGCGCTCCACGAAGCACGGTTTGATATCGTAGTCGAACATGTACGTTTGCACGTAATCCAGCTCCAAGTGCAAGCGCGTCGTGTTCGCCGTCTTGTACTCTGCGCGCGTGATGAACGCGTAGAACCACTTAGCCCCGAAGTTCTCGTTCTGGAACATCACGTAGTTGTAATTGTAGTACTGCTCGGGGTTGCCGTCCACGTCTACAGCCGATTCAAGGCGCTGGTACGTGTACGTGGATATCGTCCGCTGCGCGTCCATGAACGAGGCGATGCCCGACATCTGGGCGTTCAGGTTCGGATACCAGCGAACGTGCTTGTAGTTCGGGTTCCACGGAACCGTCCCTATGCGGATCTCCGTGCTGGGCTGGTACATTTCTCACCTCCTTCGGAAAGGAGGGCGGGAAACGAATCCCGCCCTCGGCAGAACATAGGCTATGCGGTGACGGTGATGGTGGATTCGCCCGTCTTCGTTCCGTCCTGGATGGAGGTTGCCGTGACGGTGAGCGTCGCCGCCGTCTCGTTGGCCGCCACATGCAGGTACCCGCCGTTGGTGACGGTCGTGCCGGATGCCGCGCCTCCGGTCACCGTCCACTGCACGCCATGGTTCACGATGCCGGTTCCGACCACGGCCGCGCTCAGCTGCAGATCCGCGCCCTTGGAAAGCGTGGCGGTCGCGGGGGTGACCGTCACGCTCGTGATGGTCGGGGCGGTCGGGGTGAACGCGGCGGCCTGGCCGAACGGCGAGCAGCTGATGGTCTTCCACACATGGTGCCAATGGTTCCAGTACAGCCCTTCGCCGTTGAACCACTGCGCGGACTCCACGTAGTTGTCCAGCACCATCCACCAATCGCGGGACACCAGCACCGCCGGCACGGTCTCGAGCAGCGCGATCTCATCTTCCGTGAAGCGGTGGTAGTTGGGGTCGAGCTGGCCGGTGGCCGGGTCGGTGAACAGCGCGTCCATGCGAGCCCAGTCGAAGTCGGTGAACGTGTCGACCGTGATCATGCGCGCCTGGAACTCGCGGTACTCCAAGTTGAACGCGGTGGCCAGCACGTTCATGTTCATCGTGGCCTTGAACTTGGCCGTGACGATGAAGTACTGGTCTTCGAAGTCCGTGTGCGTGGTCACGCCCGCCATGTTGTACTTCGTGGACTGGTACTGGAACAGGTCGGACATGTACTGGAACTGCGTGGCGATGTCGACGGCGTTGTCCTTGCCGACCGCGGGAATCTCCACCGAGCCGATATAGCCGTTGAGGAGGCACTTGGCGAGGAAGTAGCGCATGACGTAGTACTCGTCCGTGTTGGCGCTGGTGTAGAGAGACTCGATGATGCGCGCGATCAGGTCGCTAACGCCCGTCCAGGACAGGAACGCCTGGCGCAGCTGCTGGGAGGAGACGGTCGTCTTGTAGAACTTCTGGAAGTTCATACGGTGGAACGCGGTGCGCACGTCGGGAAGCTCGCGCTTGGCGAACGTGTCCTCCGCGCCCTCGGGGTAGAAGCCGTGAACGTCGGCGAGGTTGACGAAGATCTCCTCGATCGTGTCTCCGAACTCGAGGTACCCGCGCTTGAACACCGCCCAGGGGTTGCGGTACAGCTTGGATGTCACGATGGTGAGGCCGATGCGGTTCACGAGCGCGTTCAGAAACGCGTTTCGCGCGGGCTGGTAGCTGGTCAGGTACTCGCCGATGGCGTGGATCTCGTCGGTGGTTCCCGCAAGCTCCACGTAGGCGCGGTTGTTCGAGTCGTAAGTCGCCGGGATCCCGCGAGCCGCGAGCGCGGACGCTACCTCCGGAGTCTCGTTGATGGTCGCTTCGACCGCCTTCTGCGCAGCCGTCTCGCGCGCTGCCGTATCGCCGGTCTTCATGACGATCGGCGAATCGGCGGCTTTCATGTTCGGTTGCTTCACTGCCATAAATTTCTCCTTAATCCCAGATCTCGTCGGCCGAGCGGATCGGCTCGCGCCGAACTTCCCCGCCTACCTCGTTCGCATGGAGCAGCGTCTGGCCTTCGACGGCGAAGAACCGGTCGGCGTACCTGCGGCGCGACTCGTCGCGCTCCTCGCGGTAGCGGTCGCGCTCGGCGATGGCCTCGTCGCGCTCCGCGTTCAGGCGGTCGCGCTCCGCGTCCCACTCCTCTCGCTCGTTTCGCCAGCCCTCGCGCTCGTCCCAGCGGTCGTCGAGTTCCGCCGCGTCCTCGTCGATAGCGGCGGCCATCTCGAGACGCTTGTCCTCGTCCGGCTCCATCGCCAGCTCGCGCAAGCTCGGTTGGTACCTGCTCATAAGCCTGTCTCCTTTCTGATGACAAAATCACCTTCGTATAGTATAATACCGCCTTTTACGGTCTTGGAATAGAGTTTTCCCGGAAATTTCGCGCCGACATGGAAATTATCCCATGTGACGTGAGGATGGCACGATTCGGGAAGCCCCGCGCAATGCACGGTGAGCTTGCCGCCCTCGTCCTCGATGTAGGTCTTCGGGCGCAGGAACCTGGCGCGCTGAAACGTGCTTTCGAGCTTCCACGCGCCCAATCTGTAATCGTCCACGTCAAGCTCTTCCGGGATCTCGGTTCCGGCCAAGTGGAGCGAATCGGTGTCGGCGTAGAGGAACCTTTCTTTCACCTTCTGCGCGCTCCGTATCGTCTTGTTCCTCGCCCAGGCCGTGATGAAAGCCCCGGCCGGCAGGTACATGCCGTCGGTGGCTTCCGGGTCGAGCAGAGGGTAGCGCACTATGCCGTCCTCGCACATGACCGGCCGGCGGCTCCGTTTGACCGGATGCGTCGCCATCTTTCCGTACGAGGAGTTCATCTTGAGCTTCGCCATGTAGCGCTTGCCGGCGTTGCCCTCCTCGGCCGCATGCACCTTCTCCTCGTTGGCCGCCATGATGAAATCGTAGAAGAGCTTGTTCGATGCCTTGAACTTCCAGCCCTTGCCGTAGCGGATGGAATAGATGTCGTAGTGGTCGCGCAGAAGCGCCAAGTCGACGCTTGTCAATACCAGCGTCTGCTCGCCTTTGGAATCGATCACGTATTCGGTCGGCATGAAACTCAAGTTGCCTTTGAGCTGCAAGCAAGGGATGAAGCCGGGTTTGAGCTTGAAATCCGCCGTCACAGTCTGAATGTACAACGGATATCGCGGGTCAGGTTCGTATTCCCCTTCGAAAAGAACCGGATCGCCGTACGGCAGGGTCTCGCCTCCGACTCCGGCCATGACGGACGGGTACAGGCTGTTAACGTCCAGGACGATTCCCTCCCCGATGTCGCGCCCTTTGAAATCGGGATTCACGTACGTGAAGCCGCCCTTGTAGCATGGTCGGATCTCCGCGTCGTAGTCGCACACCGGAAAGGTGCGCCTGAACCCCTTCTCGCCGCCTATCGTCTTCTTGTACTCGGCGATGGCGTTCGATCCCGCCGTGATCCTGGTCGCGCCCTGGTCGATCAGCTCGCCCAAGGCTCGCGCGACGATCCTCACGTCGGCCGATATGTAATCGATCTCCTCTTGCGTCAGAACATGGTCGATATCGCGATGCTCCGCATAGTCTATCTCTAGCTTCGCGTCCTCTTCCTCGAAGCCGAACGCGCGCGGAATCTTCGCGACCGGCAAGCTGATGATCTTCAACGAATCGCAGAACTCGATATAGTGCCCGCGCCCGAAATAGAGCTTGATCGTGTAGAACTGGTTCATGTCGCTGATCAGCGTCGTGAACCGGTAGGGCGCTTGCTCTCCGTGGCTGGGGATCCATTCCCATCCCGCTGCAAGCAGATGCGATATTATGAACTTCCCGTCGAATTTCAGGTTGTGGAAGTAAACGCGAGCGTCAGGGGCGCGCTCGCACCATTCCATGAACCCTTCGATGGAAGTTCCGGTCGTTATATCGTAGGTTTTCAAGGTGCAAGCAGCCCACGCCCAAACTCGCGTCCGGGTCAGGTCGTCTGCCGTCGTTTCGAAATCGGCCGTGAAGCACTGCATATCATAGCTCAGCCCATCTGTCGAGGATGTAGCCCATCTTGTCGGCGCGGTCTTCCGGCGCGTAGATGTACTCGATGTTCAGAAGCTCGTCTCCGGACTCGAAGAACTCCATGAGCTTGCCCGCGTTGGACTTCATCATGGATTCGATCTTCCTCGCGATCTGCGATATAGCCGCATCGAACTCGGAGTAGCCGCCGAACACCGTGTCGAGGCCTTTGATATAGTTCTTGTAGTACCTGTTCAGCCTTTCGTAGGAACTCGTGGCGCTCAGCTCCTCGTAACGCTTGATGAAGCGCTTGAGGGCGATGGGAGAGAAGTCTCGCGCGGTGCGCTTGTCGGGAAGAAGGTTGTTCTGCTGCAACGTTCCCATGCGTCCCAGGGTCTGGCCGTAGTCGATCCCCAGCTTCTTGCGCCTGAGCGACTTGCGCCGCTCGTTGACGGCTTTCGCGATCTGGAACTCCCGCACTTCGTAGCGCGTGGCGATGCCTCCCTCTCCGACGTTCGTCAAGTCCAAGGCTCCTTTGCGCGTAGCGCGCAGCAAGCGCGCGACCGTGTTGTTAAGCACGCGCGCGCTCTTGATCTCGGCTTTGACTTCCTTGTAGCTTACCGGCTCGGGCATGAACCGGGCGTTGGCGGGATTCGCCCGCATAGCCCGTCGAATGGCGTTGTTGTACTTTCGGACTGCGGAGTTGAGGCGCGAACGCTGGCTTTCAGTCCATTTAATCTTAGGTTCTCTCTGCATGTCAGCTCCTCACCGTTTTCCAATCTGACGTAGCACCCCCTGGTCTCCACCGTGAAGTACAGTTGGAACGCGGCGACCAGCTGCATATTGACGTAGAAGTGGAAACGCTTTTCCATGCTGTCGTCCAGCCATTGCGTTCTGACGCAGATCTTGTCCATGAAACTGGAAAGATGCTTCCTAGACGAGAAGAAGAACGTACAGTCTCCGTACATGAAAGAGTAAGGCGATTCCTTCAACTCGTAGAAAACGCCGTTTTTCGAAGGCATGGCGCACCTCCTTTCAATAACGATATTTGATATGCTTGGAAACCGTTTTCAGCGCTTGCGAATGCATGACGAAGACGAGTCCGATATAATCGTCTATGACGTAGCGGCGCACAAGCTCGCGCAGGTCGTTTATGTCGTCCCGCTTCATATCGAACTTGTCGTCCTTGGTGAACATGTATTCGATGCGCCCGTTATGATGGCGCTTGAAAACGGCCACGCCTTGCGGGACGACGGCATGCGCCCATAGCTCTTTCTTCAACACCCTGTTCGACGAGTCCGCTACGAACTGCTCCATCAAATCCTTGTCTGCAAGCGACAACATGGCTTCCTCCTGAAAAAGGCCGCACGCTGGGTGCGGCCTGTGATTGAGAGCTTTAAGCTACTTCGAGGGTGAGCATCGTGCCGCGCTTGACCTTCACCTGCTTGACGACCACGTTGATAGGCTCCTCGTAGGTTGGCGCTCCGTAGACGGCGAACATCTTCTTGAGCGAGCCCCACACGCCGTTCGACACGCACTGGTAGCTCTCGCCCTTGTCGTCGATGAGGACGATGCGCGGGGCTTGCTCCACGGTGCCGTCCTCGTCTGCGATTTCGATGATCTCCACGAACAGGTCTTTCAGCGCGATCTGCTTGTTGATGAAGTCGTCGATCTTGTGCGTCGGGTTGTTGGACGCGTTGTAGATCAGCTTCTTGGCATCCGCTCCAAGCTCCGGGTTCACCGAGCAGAACGTGTTGTCCTCGGGCTTGGCAAGCTCGGCGATGGCGTACGTGCGAGCGGGCGCGAGGTCGTTGACGGGCATTTCCTCGGCGATGGCGATGTCTTTGTTCTCAGACATGGTTTTCTCCTTCTAGTCAGATGGTTTAAGCGTCGATGACGGTCGCGTTCTCAAGGAACGTTTCCACGGGCATGGAATAGGTCTTCTCCTCGCCTTCGACCCACTTGATCGTGCAGCCCTTGGGAAGCGCCACGCCGGCATCGCGGAAGGCGATACGGGCTTTGCGGGCGTTCATGTTGGTGTCCAGCACGACGTACTGGGCGACAGCGCGCACGCTGGGCGGGATTGAATCATCCAGTTCGTACGCGGTCAGCTCGAAACTCTTGAAAGTGCGGGTGATAGCAGCCATAATGTAATCTCCTTTGATCGGTCGGCTTGCTTTGACGATATCCATTATACGCGGGTTGAAAGAGAAAAGACCGGAATCCGGTCTTTTCATAGAATCTTCACAAATCAAATTTTTTATTTATACCTTTTGATCACGTAAACCATCCCGATTAGGTACGCTAAAATGGCGAAAAAGGTTTCAGGGTTCATAGTCACCCTACTTTCTTCATGGAGACGAAAACGTAAGACGGATGAGAATCCATGAATTGAAGATACTCGCATGCTGCTTTGATCGTGTCACAGTGCATATGCTTCAACTCGTAAACTTTGGTATCTTTGTTGCGCTGGTAATATTTGATTACGTAGAACATGGTAGGCTCCTTTGACTTGTTTAACTGACACTTACAATATAACAGCCGCCTTACTCATTGTCAAACCGACAGCGCATTGATGAACGATGTTCATTAATT